TGTTTTATCATGATATGGGTAAAATCATAAATATTACGATATTTACGTAATTTTACCCATATCAATGCTTACAAACCCTTGATATATAAGCATTTATGAGTGATTATTTACATAAAATAAATAAAGTAAAATAATATTAACACCAAAGAAAGATTTTATAATGAAATGAGGTAAAAATATGAAAATTAACAATGAAAATGAAAAACAAAAATTCTTAGAATTAAATATTAAAAGTATAGGTTCTTATGCATTAGTTACATATAATAATCAAACTGAAGCAATATGGATAACCAGATACCAAGATCATTGCGAAGATGGTAGTGATTGGTTTTTAGAATCACCATGTGGATTAATGAGATATGAGTTTGAAGATAGTAGTGATAAAGAAATAAGAGAATTTGTTGAAGAACAATATGAAGAAGAGTATATAGAAGAAGGTATAAAATATATTAAGTCAATGATAAGAGATGGATGGTTATATGAAATTTATAATCCACAAACTGGGCCGTTTTTACCTGATGTGTTAGATGATTTGACTTTAATTAGTGAGGAATATTGTTTAGAATGGATGTTAGAGAATAGGGAGAATTCAATATGAACAACGATAAACTTATGGAAGAATATTTACAATGGCGAAAAGATACTGGTAGATTTAAGCATGAATTAACAGATGTAATTATAAATAATAATGGTGAGATTAAAACAGAAAAGAAAATGGCATGTGTTATTAAAACTTCACCTGATGATTGGAGAGAATTTTGTAGGGATAGAGGTATAGAGTACGAAGGTGAAATGAAATTATTGGCAATTTATTAATTGTTTTGAAATTCCTCTTTGGTTATAACTTGAATGTGGTTTTACACCGGAAGATTATGAAAAAGAATTTAAAAAGTGCTTGACAGAATGATAAAATAAATGTTATAATGTGAATAATTAAAAATTGAAGGAGGTTATATTTTGCAAGAAGTATTAAAGATTGTTAATCAAATTGCAAGTACATCTGGGAGGAATGATAAAGAAACAATACTAAAAAAGAATCAATCTAATGAGAAACTAAAGGATGTATTTTATTTTATCTACAATACATATATTCTCACAGGACTATCTACAAAGAAAATAAACAAAAAAACAAAAGAAAAAGGTAAAACATTTGATAATTTTGAAGATATGAAAAATTATATTCTCAAACATAATACTGGTACAGATCATGATATTGCAACAGTACAAAACTTTATTAAAAATCAACCTATTGAATTGCAAGATTTCTATAAAAAAGTATTTACTAAGGATTTAAAAATAGGAATTACTTCTGGAACATTAAATAAAATATATGGAAAAGACTTTATTCCTGAATTCGCTGTATTATTAGCAGAAAAGTATCTTGATTATGCTGATAAGATTAATCAAGATATTATTATAACAGAAAAAAAAGATGGAAATAGAAACATTGCCTTAGTTGAAAATAATATAAAAATGTTTACTAGACAAGGGCAGGTTAATCAAGGATTTTTAGATATTGAAGAAGAATTAAAATTATTACCTAAAGGATATGCATATGATGGTGAATTTATTGCTGTTAATAATGATAGTCTAAATTCGGCAGACTTATATCGAATAACCACAAGCATTGTTCGTAAAGATGGTGTTAAGAAAAATATTATATTCCATATATTTGACATGATTCCTATTGAAGATTTTAAAAATGGAATATGTAAAATCACATGTATTGATAGAAAGTTAAAACTTAAAAATGTTTTAGAAGATTTAAAATTAAAATGGATTCAAGAAGTTCCTATGCTTTATATAGGAAAAGATAAAAAACAAATAATTTATTGGTTAGATGAGTTAACAAATCGAGGACTTGAAGGTTGTATGGTTAATATTGCAGATGCCCCATATGAATGTAAAAGGTCAAAAAATTTATTAAAATGCAAAAAATTTGCAGATGCAGACGTTTTAGTAACAGATATTCTTGAAGGAACAGGTAAGTATATTAATAAATTAGGTGCAATTAAAGTAAAATTTGAATCAGATGGACAATATTATGAAAGTGAAATTGGAACAGGATTTTCCGATCAAGAACGTGAATTATACTGGAAAAATCCTGAATTATTATTGAATCATATAGTAAAAATTGGTTATTTTGAAATTAGTAAAAATAAAAATGGTACAAAAGGTTTAAGATTTGGAACATGGAAATCAATTATTAGAAAAGATAAAAATAATATTAGTATGTTCTAATTAAGGAGAAGAATATAATTTATGATAGTAATTTATAGCATTTTAAATATCTGTAATTATAAAAGATATATAGGTAGTACAAATAATTTTAATAGGAGGAAAAGAGAACATTTAAATAGTTTAAGGAAGAAAACTCATTATAATAAACATCTTCAAAGAGCATGGGATTACTATGGTGAAGAATATTTTGAATTTGAAATTATAGAAGAAATAGAACATAAAGAAAAACAAGAAATAAGAGAAGAATTTTGGATTGATTATTTTAATTCTTATAAATATGAATATGGATATAATACAACTCAATATCCCGAACAAATTGGCAATTATAAATGGAGTGAAGAAGAAAAAGAAAAACAAAGACAAAGGAAATTAGGAATCTCTTTAAGTGAAGAGCACAAAGAAAATATTAGTAATTCATTAAAAGGAATGAAAAAACCTGATGGTTTTGGAGAATATATTTCAACAAATAGAAAAGGAGAAAATAATCCTAATTATGGTAAACACTTATCTGAAGAAACAAAAGATAGAATACGTAAAGGGAATTTGGGTAAAAAACACACAGAAGAATCTAAAATAAAAATAGGTATTGCTAATAAAAATATTCCTAAAACGGAAGAACAAATTAATTTATTAAGAACAATAAATATTGGTAGAAAACATACTGAAGAATTTAAATTAAAAATTAGTAATCTTAAAAAAGGTATTAAATTTTCAGAAGAACATAGAAAGAATATGAGTTTAGCGAGATTAGGAGAAAAACATATTAATTCAAAATTAAAAAATGAAGATATTAATTGTATAAAATATTTATTAAATTATAATATATTATCACAATCAGAAATAGCTAGAATGTTTAAAGTTATTCCACAAACTATAAACGATATTTATAAAAATAGAACATGGACACATATTACTACTTTTACAAATAATGAAGCAGATGTTAGAGTATTAAATGTACTTGAAGGTACAGGAAAAAATGTTGATAAACTAGGATCAATTACTATTCAATTTGAATATCAAGGACAGTTATATGAGTGCAATTGTGGTTCAGGTTTTAGTGATGAAGAAAGAGATTTGTATTGGAAAAATCCAAAATTACTTATTAATAAGATTGTAACTGTAGGATATTTTGAAGTTAGCAAAAATCAACAAGATGAATCTTATGGTCTGCGTTTTCCAACATGGAAAGGCATTATAAGAAATGATAAAACAGAAATTAGTATGCATTAATTAAAATAATAAATAATAAAAATAAAAGGAGGAAAATTATTATGATTATTAAAGAAGAACAAAGAGATTTATTTTCAGTACCACATGGTTATTATTTTGCACATTGTATTTCAGGTGATTTTGCTTTAGGTGCTGGAATAGCAGTAAAATTTAATGAATTGTATAATATGCGGAAGAAATTAAAAGGTTTGTATGATTATACGATTACTGATAATTGTGCAATTCTAATTGACAATGTATTTAATCTAGTAACTAAACAAAGAGCATTTCATAAACCTACATATGAAAGTTTGCGAGAAGCATTAGAAGATATGATTGAAACAATTGAGACATTAGAGATTGAAAAGATTGCAATTCCCTGTATTGGTTCAGGACTTGATAAACTTTCTTGGGATAGAGTAAAAGAAATTATTGAAGAAGTATTTGAAGATGTTGATGTTGAAATTTTAGTTTGTTATTTATAATAGGTGAAATAATGATAAAAATTAAAAATAATTTAATTGGTAGAGAATTTGGAATATTAAAAGTAATTGCATTAGATGAAACTAAAACCTTAGAAAAAGGAAAGTCGTATTGGATTTGTGAATGTCAATGTGGAAATACCCATACCTTTAGAGGGGATAGTCTTATTAATAGAAAAGATTGTGGTTGTATTTCTAAAGCAAAAAAAGCAAAAAGATTTACTACTCATGGGATGAGTGGTACAAGAATACATAGAATTTGGATAGGTATGATACAAAGATGTACTATAGAATCAGCAAGTGGATATAAAAACTATGGTGGTCGTGGAATTAAAGTCTGCTTTGAATGGAATAACAAAGAAAATGGATTTATAAATTTTTATAATTGGGCAACAAAAAATGGATATACAGATGAATTAACTATTGAAAGAAAAAATGTAAATGGTAATTATGAACCAAATAATTGTAAATGGGCTACTATAAAAGAACAAGAAAATAATAAACGTAATACAAGATATGTGACTATTGACAATGAAACTCATAGTTTAAGTGAATGGAGTGATATTTCTGGAATAAGTTATATAGTTTTAAATGAAAGATATGAAAAAAATAAATTAAATAAAGATGAATTTCTAAAACCAAATGATAGATGTAAAATACATATAAAATACAATAATAAATTAGTTAATTTAAAAGAATTAAGTGTATTAACAGGAATTAAATATGACACTTTACATGAAAGATATCATAATGGATTAAGAGATGAACAACTTGTAAGAAGTAATTAAATAATTAATAAACAATTTACTTATAAAGGAGTGGATATATGCAAAATCCATTGTATTTAGTTAAAGTAGAACCAGGAGAAAATAATAATAAATTCTACCAAATGTTGGATAGTGGAGATGGAAATTTCGTTTGTAAATATGGTAGAATAGGTAATACAGGTTATCAAACGAAAACATATCCTATATCTAAATGGGATTCTCAATATAAAAGTAAAATAAAAAAGGGTTATGTAGATAATTCAAGATTAGTAGCAGAAACTACTATTACACCAAACAAAAAGAAGGAATATCTTGATATTAACAATCCTTCAATTGCACAAATTGTTGCAAGATTACAATCAATGGCACGACAAGCAATTAAGGATAACTACACAATTAATTCTAATTTAGTTACGGTAAAAATGATAGATGAAGCACAATTAATATTAAATAATTTAATTGATACTGAAGATATTGAATTATTTAATAAGATATTAGTTGATTTGTTTAAAACTATTCCTAGAAAAATGGGAAAAGTTAAAGATTATCTTGCAAAAGATGATAAAGATTTTAATGAAATAATTCAAAGAGAACAAGATTTATTAGATGTAATGAAAGGGCAGGTGGTACAGCATTCTATAGTTAAAGATGAAGAAAATGAAGATGATACATATGAAACACCAAATCAAACAATATTAGAAGTATTAGGATTACAATTTGAAGAAATTACACAAGAAGAAAAAGAATTAATTAAAAGAAATCTTGGTGATATTAGTAATAAATATTATCAAGCATGGAAGGTAATTAATAATAAGACACAGAGTAGATTTGATGAGTTTGTAAAGAATAATAAAATAAACGAGAACAAATTATTATGGCATGGATCAAGAAATGAAAACTGGTGGAGTATTATTAATTCTGGTTTAGTTTTAAGACCATCAGCTCAAATTACCGGAAAAATGTTTGGTTATGGTATTTATTTCGCTCCAAAAGCAAGAAAATCATTTGGTTATACTTCTTATCATGGTTCATATTGGGCAGGAGGAAATTCTAATTCTGCATTTATGAGTTTATATGATGTAGCATATGGAAAACCTTATGATGTACATTCTTTTGATAGTCAATATCATAATTTTAACTATGAATTATTACAAAAATATTGTAAGGATGCAAATTGTCTACATGCTCATGCAGGAAGTATGCTTAGAAATGATGAAATAATTATATATAAAGAGGAACAAACAACTATTAAATATTTAATTGAATTGAGGTAATATGATTAATCGGGTTATTAATTGTTAATTAAAATTTTGTTCAAGGGGAAATAAATTAAAAATAATTAAAATTTCCTTCTTGACAGAATGTAAAAATAAATATATAATAATGGAGGATTAAGTTATGGAAGGGTAGGAGATAAAGAGTAAGGAAAGTAAGAAATAAGAAACACAAAGTTAAATCCAAAAAATTAAATTGAAAAGGAGAAATGATTATGATTACCAAAGAGCAAGAAATTAAAAACACACTTAAGGCGAAAGGACAATTAGTAAAGATCGATGAGGAAGGATTACATATTTATGACAAGAAAAGTGAAAAAGTAGAAATTCTTAGTTTAGATGATTTTAAAATTTTTATTGAAGGTGATATTAGTATTAGTGTAGCAGAATCAACAAAACAGGATATTGAAGTTGTTGAAGATGAAGATGAGGGTGGTGATAATGGGGAAGATAATATGGATGGTATGAGTGATAGTGGAGATGAAGAATAGGGTTTAATGGGTAGATTGATTAGGAAATTGGTATATTGGTAAGTTAATTAAATAGTTACATAAGGAATCATAAATGGGAATAATAAAATAAAAAATATAAATTTAAAGGAGATTAATATTACATATGGCAAAAGAAACTAAAGAAAAAACACCTCTAAAAAAAGGTCAGGCATCATTTCAATTAATTGGTGAAGCAAAAGTAAATGATTATACATTTAAAATTGACGAAGAATCAAGTTCTGGTTGGGTTTATAATGTAATGAATCTTGGTGTAGATTGTGGTAATGGAAATGTAGTTTATGCCGATATGATGGGTGGATATAGTAACAAAGGTGATTCTGTTGTTTATGTTCATGGTAAGAAAACAGAAGATAGTAAAGATAAAGATGATTATGAAAATAAATTCACTATTGATTGGGAAGATAGACTTGACGAAAATATCACTGAACAAGTTGGAAATCAGTGTTTTATTACTGTAGGATTAGAAAAAGATGCAAAAGCAAAAACTTTTTCTAAAAAATTCTTATCTTCATATGATGCTATCGAATACATAAAAGAACATCTTGCTGATGGAATGGTTGTTAATGTAAAAGGTAATTTAAAATACTCAATTTATCAAGACAATATTCAAATTAAAAAAGAAATTACTTCTGTATATTTATCAAAAGCAGATGAAGTATCTAAATATTCTGCAACATTCCAACAAACAATTCTTGTTGATAAAGATAGTATTGGTAAATATGATAAGGAATCTGGTTCATTCCCAATCAGTACATATGTTGTTGATTATGTTGGTAAATATGGTCAAGATAAAATTGAAATTAAACAAAATGTAGCATTCCCAAAAGTATTTCAATTTGAAGTTGCAGAAAAAGATTTAGAAAAAGGTGCTAAATTACTTGTAAAAATGTTTAAAGCAAAAAAAGATAATATTAATGAAATCACAGTAGAAGGTATTATTGTCGAAGGTCAAGCAAAAGTTAATATTACTCTTGATGATGTACCTGAAGATATTAGAGAATTAATTGAATTAGGTGCTTATACTGAAGAAGAAGCATTAGCAAAATGTGCTGTTGGTAATACAAGAGAAAAGAAAATGATTATTAAGAAACCTGTTATTAGACTTGTTGGCGAAGGTGATGATAAAAAACCTGTAATTCAAAGAACAAATGAAAAATATAAGTTTGAAGATTTAGTATTCTTAAATCAATTGCTTAGTGAAAAAGAAGATAAAAGCAAAGATGATAAGAATACTGATACAAATGATAGTGATACAGAAGAGGAAAATTCTAGTGATTACAGTTTAGATGATTTAGATAAATTGCTTGCAGAAGATGATTAGATAATTAAATAAGAAGGAGATTAAATCTCCTTCTTTAAAAATAAAATTATAAGGAGGATATAATTATTGGCATTAAAGCAATTGATTTAACCAATCAGAAATTTGGTAGATTAACCGTAATTGAAAGAGCAAAAGAAAATATATGTAATAAACCTGCTTGGATATGTGAATGTGAATGTGGTAATAAAATTACAACTAGAGGTTATTTACTTAGGAGTGGTCAAACTCAATCATGTGGATGTTATAGAAATGAAATGATTTCAAAGGCAAATTCTAAACATAATATGAGCCAAACACCATTTTATCATATATGGAAGAATATGACACAAAGATGCAATAATCAAAATCATCAATTTTATAATTATTATGGCGGTCGTGGAATTAAAGTTTGCTTTGAATGGTTAGAATTTAAAATTTTATGAATGATATGTATGAAAGTTATCAATTACATAAAGAAGAAAATAAAGAAGATACAGAAATTGATAGAATAGATTGTAATCAAGGTTATAATAAAAATAATTGTAAATGGGTAACAAGAATTGAAAATATGAATAATACGAGGAGAAATAAAAAATATGATAAAGAATAGAAAATTTGGTAAAAAAAATGTAATTAAAGTAGATCCTTTAGCTTATAATTTGGGTATAATTGGAGAAAGTGGAGTTGGAAAATCAACTTTAGTAAAGGAAGTTTGTGAAAAATTAGTTGGTGAAAATGCATACATAATCGCAAATGTGGGTAGAGAAGATGGTATTGATGCTATTGCTGGAGCAATTTACGAAGATATTCCTGATTGGGATATTTTTGATGAATTTACAGAAGATATTATAGAAAATAAACTTACAGATTACAAAGAATTAAAAGTAATTGTATGGGATACAATAGATGAATTAATTAGAATAGCAGAACCAGAAGCAATAAGACTTTATAATAAAGAAGTAAGAGAAAATCCAAGTAAAAAAGAAAAAAGAGAAGCAAAAACCATAAAACAAGCATGGGGTGGTTATGGTGAAGGTGAAAAATATACAATAGATTTAATTATGGAAAGAATGTGGGAATTAAAAAGAGTAGGAGTTGCCATGTTTTTAATTGGGCATACAAAAAAAAGAACAATGAGTGATCCTGTTTCTGGAATGGATTATGATATTCTGACTACAAATATGCAATATAATTATTTTAATGCATTAAAAACTAAATTACATATTCTTGGTGTTGCTAGTATTGATAGAGAAATTATTCAAGAGAAAACAGGTAAAAAAGATTTCTCTGGAAAAGAAAAAATACAAGGGAAAGTTAATACTGAAACTAGAAAAATTACATTTAGAGATGATAATTTTAATGTTGATTCTAAATCGAGATTTTCTGAAATTATTGATTCAATAGTTTTTGATCCAGATGAATTTATTAAAGCAGTTGAAAATGCTATTAAAATTGAACATGATAAACAAGTTGGTGTAAAAACTATAGAAGAAACTAAAACATTACAAGATTCTGAAAAGGAAAAAGTTGTAGAAGAAATTGCTACTAAGAAAAAAGAAGAAATAGACAAAAGGAAAGAAAATGAAGAAAGAATTATTTTGATGGAAAAATTTAAAATAATGATGACTAATATAAGAAGTGATTCTGAAAAAGTTAAAAAAGTTACTACTAAAATGAAAGAATTAGAATTATCTGCTAAAGAATTAGAAACATCTAATATAGATAAACTTAAAGAATTAGTAGAATTTTTAGAAGTAATTGTTTCTTAAAGAATAAAAATCATAGGAGAGATTATAATATCTCTCCTAATATTATTATAATTATAGGTGATGAATAATGGCAAAAATGACGGAAAAAGAAAAAAAAGATTGGAATGAATTATATCAATATATAAAAATAGAAATATTTGAATATGATAAATCCCAAAAATTACCTTCATATATGGTATTAAGATTAAAAGGTTTAAAAGAAGGTAAATTTATGGCAAATAAAAAAATTATATCTATGGCTAATTATGAATATAATCATATTTTATATACTTTTAAAATTAATAAAATGAAAATAAAGCAAATAGTTAGGTCGCAAGATTTTAAAAATGAACAACATAAATTCAATACTATAATGATTATAATTGAAAAAGAAATTAATGATGTGGTAAATAGATTAAAACAAGTAGTTAAATCAGAAGAAAAAGTTAAAAGTATGGAATTTGAAAATATGACACATGAAGGTGCAGGATATAAAAATAAAAATAATAATAAAAAAATAAATAATGAATTAAAAGAATTGTGGTAAATAGGATGGTGGGTAATGGTAGAAAAAAATAAAAAAGAATTAAGTCCTCTTGAGATTGAATTAATAAAATCAAGTAAGAAGGTACAAGAATATAAATTAGCATGTGAAGCCAATATAGTAAGTATACTTTACAAGAATCCTGATTTATATTTTACATATGATAAATTAAATATAAAAAGTTTTACAGATAATATATGGAGAGTATTTTTTGCAATAGGATATGATATTATTGTTAAAGAAAATAAAAAAACTTTAGATGATATTACCATTGGTTTATATTTAGAAAAACATCCTAAATTAAAACAGAAATATGAAGAATATGGTGGATATGATACAATTGATAAATCAAAAGAATATATTAATATAGATAATATAAATGGATATGTTGACGAATTACATAAATGGAATGCAGTATTACAATTGTTAGCAAGAAGATTC